ATGGACGAGAAAGATACAGTAATCTCTAATCGAATTGGTCCACTTGAAACAGCTAAAACTGAAATCGAAAAGAATGTAAATGCCAATACTACTGCTGTCTCAGAGATAAAAACTACTATTTCAAGCATTGAGAAGAAAGTAGAAAGTGCTACTACAAAATCTGATGAGGCCAAAAATGCTGTAGATATCTTGAAACAAAATATGACTTCTTATGATACTCAGTTTGAAGGAATTAATACAGATATTACAGATGTTAAAGCCGCCATTGAAGAAATCAAGAAAAATCCTGCGGCTGCAGAGTACGATGTTACATACGAAAATAGTATTTTTACATTTTTAAAGGATGGAGAAATCCAGAAAAGCTTTAAAATTGAAGGTGGTGGAGGATCTTCCTCAGATACTACTACTATTACTATTGAAAGAATCACAAATGCAGATGCTATTTTCTTACTTGGTTCAAAAGCAATCATTGAATATAGTTTTTCATCTGTAGATAATACTGGTGATACAACTGGAGCCGGTACTGCTGTGTGGAAAGTTGGTAATACTATTGTAGCTACGAATACGGCTGCGCAAGGAAACAATAGTTTTGATATCACTGAATATCTTAATGTTGGTGCAAATACTATTAGATTAACTATTACCGACAGTTTTGGGACACTTGCCACTAAGACATGGACTGTTACTATTGTAGAATTCAAACTTGAAAGCACATTTGATGATACTTTATTATATACAAATACAGATGTAGTATTTAGATATACACCTTATGGAAACGTTAATAAGACTATTCATTTTATTCTTGATGGTGAAGACTTAGGCACTGTTGAAACTCAGTCCTCCGGCAGAATTATGTCTTATAATATTCCTAAACAGGAACATGGCAGCCATTTACTCAAAGTATATATGACTGCGACAATTAACAATAAAGAAATAACCTCAAATACTATTTGTAAAGATATTATTTGTGTTGATCCTACAAATAGAACTCCTATTATTGGATGTGCTCAACAGGAATTTACAGCACAACAGTACCAGGCAACAAGTATTAAATATGTTGTATATGATCCTGATCACAATCCAGCCTCTGTAAAACTATCAATTGATGGTAAAGTACAGAGCACTCTTTCTGTAAATCGTTCTGCTCAAATCTGGAGTTATAAGTCATCCACTGAAGGAAAACATAATCTGACCATCTCATGTCGTAAAGTGACTAAGATTTTATCAGTTAATATCACTAAACTTGATATTGATGTCGAACCAATCACAGCTAACTTAGCATTTGATTTTAACCCTGTTGGAAAATCCAATGGAGATACCGACAGACTCTGGACCGATAAAAATAACTCTGCTATTACTCTTTCAGTATCAGATAACTTTGACTGGGATAATGGTGGATACCAGATTGATGCTTCTGGAAACCAGTATTTCTGTGTAAAAGCTGGAACAACTGCTCAGATTAATTATAATCTCTTCGGAAAAGACCCGAAACAGACTGGTTCTGAATTCAAATTTGTATTTAAGACTCAGAATGTTCGTAATGCTTCTGCTACTTTCTTATCATGTATTGATGGTACTGAAGGCTCTGACGTAGGTATTAAAATGGATGTTCACGAAGCATACGTGAACACTTCTACTGACAGCTTATATTTTCCATATAGCGAAGAGGATATTATTGAATTTGAATATAATATCAATACAATTGATACAAAAGACACATCTGCAACTTCTATCATTATGACTTATGAAGACGGAGTTGGAGGAAGACCTCTTATTTATGATAATTCTCATAGATTGCACCAGTACTCTCCTGTTCCGATTACTATCGGTTCTCCGGATTGTGATGTTTTAATCTATAGGATAAAAGCTTATTCTGCTTCTCTCACAGATTCTGACATTCTTGCTAACTTTATTGCAGATGCTAGAGATTCCGATGAAATGATTGCAAGATATAATAGAAACCAGATCTACAATGACAATAATGCTCTTACTCCAGATTCTGTAGCTAATGCTTGCCCGAATTTAAGAATTATAAAAATTGAAGCCCCTCACTTTACAAATGATAAGAAGGATTTTGTTAAAAATACTTCTATGGAATGTATTTATAAGAATGGGGATCCTAAATTAGATAACTGGAAATTTATTAACTGTTTCCACGCCGGACAGGGAACTACAAGTAATGAATATGGTTTTGCTGCCAGAAATATTGATGTTATTTGTTGTGCGGATGGTGTACATCAGATCAATAGTAAGATTCCTCTTGATCCTAACTATAAGACAGAGTTGGTTCTTGGCGATGGTACAAGATATGATGACGGTACAGGTAAAATTAGTCTTACAAGAAACTCTATTCCAAACAATTGGTGGAACTTTAAAGTAAATGTAGCATCTTCAAATATGGCAACTAATGCATTAGGACAGAAGAGATTCAACGACTTTTTACCATATGAAAGTCCTGCGGTACGTAGAGATCCTAAAGTTAAAAACTCTATGGAATTTGTCAACTGCGTAATCTTCGTTAAAGAATCTGATCCTGATATTACTACTCATAGAGAATTTCAGGATACAGACTGGCACTTCTACTCTCTCGGTAATATGGGAGATTCAAAGAAGACTGATATTACAAGAGCTTATGATCCAGAGGATATGAAAGAATTCTGTATTGAAATCAGTGACAATACTCTTCCAAACTCTGCATTCCAGACCGGTATAACAAATCAAGATGGAACTATGAAATATCCTATCAGTAAAGCTGAATGGAAAACTGGTAATACAGCATATGATGCTCTGTATAATAACTGGGATGGATCATTTGAATTCAGATATGATTGTTGCGGCGATTCTAAGGATGGTTCTGCTCTTACTTCTGATGAAGCAAAAAAGAAAATACGTACAGATAACAAACAGATTTGGAGAGACTTCTATGAGTTTGTAATTACGTCTAGTGATAAAGAATTTAAAGATGGCTTGAAAGATTGGTGTATTCAGGATGCAATGCTCTATTTCTATTTAGTTACACTCAGATATAGTATGATTGACAATAGAGCCAAGAATGTTTTCCCACATTGGGCAAAACATTATATCACTCAGGAAGAAGCTACAACTATGGGTGATAAAGCTAAATATTATACTATAGATGATGATGCGGCTGCTCTGCATAATGGTTATAGATTTGATCTATGGGCATATGATATGGACACTCAGCTTGGTATTAATAATTCAGGTGAGCTGTCATTCCCATATGGTAAGGAAGATACTGACTATAAAGAAGAAGGAAATCCTTCATCTGGTTATGTTTTCAATGCTGCTGAATCTGTATTGTGGTGCAGAATACGTGATGTATTTACACAAGAATTAAGAAACATGTATCAATCTGTAGACTCTAACTGTTGGTCAGACTCCCACTTAATCAATGAGTATGAAGCATGGCAGAATCAGTTCCCAGAAGAACTGTGGAGAATCCACTATGAAAGATTGTATATAAGAACATATCGTGCTGGAACAGTAAGATTCCTTAATGAGATGATGAATGGACGTGGAAAATATCATCTCAGACAATGGGAACGTGACCAGCATATTTATATGGGAACGAAATTCTTACATACAGATGTAAAGTCTGATCAGATCATGTTCAGATGTAATACACCTAAGAAAGTTGTAGTCAAACCAGATTACACACTGAGAATTATTCCTTATTCTGACATGTATATTTCTGTACTTTATGGTAACTCTCCAGAAACCACTCAGGTACGTGCAAAAGCCGGACAAGAATATGAAATTACTACTAATCTAACAAACATGGATGATACAGCTATTCTTATCTATGCTGCATCAAGAATTGAGGCACTAAATGACCTCTCTGCTTGTTATATTCATGATAATGATTTTTCCAAGGCTTCTAAGCTGAAAACTCTTATCATTGGTAATAATACAGCTGGATATCAGAATACTTTTATGACATCTCTTAATATGGGTAATAATGCTCTTCTTGAGACTTTGGATATTCGTAATTGTCCAAATCTTACAGGATCTGTTAACCTGTCTGCATGTGAAAATCTTATTAATCTTTATGCTGATGGAACAATTGTAACATCTGTATTATTTGCTAATCATGGTAAGATTGCTCATGCTTCTCTCCCATCTTCTATCAACACTCTCACACTCAAGAACCTCAAAGACTTAACCGATCTTAAGGTTGCAGGATACGATAATTTACAGACATTTGTATGTCAGAACTCTATCGTAGATGCTCTTGCTATCTTAAATGCCGCTATTAATACTCTTCGTACCGTAACAATTACTGGTATCTCATGGAATCTTGACGATACTACGCTTCTTCTGAAATTAGCAAAGCTTACTGGTATTGATGATAATGGAGCTACTACAGAGCAGTCTGTTCTTACTGGAACCGTACATGTACCTGTAGTCAGACAGCAGGAATATAAAGAATTTGTTGGTTCTGAAGATGAACCTGGTATCTGGACAGACCTTGTTCTTACTTACGATTCAATCATTACTCAGTTCAAAGTTACATTTATAAATGATGATGAAAGTAATACTATCCTTGATATCCAGTACGTAGATAAAGGTGGAAACGCTGTTGATCCTACTACAAGAGAAGTTAATCCGATTCCTGTTCCTACAAAGAAAAGCACAATTAAGCTTGATTATACCTTCAAAGGATGGAAAGATTCAATGACAGGAATCTTTGCTGACAGAACTATTACTGCTGTATATGACAGTAAAATCCGTGAATATACTGTAAAATATGTTTCTAAAGGATTATCTCTTCAAGAATCTACTGCCCAGTATGGTTCTTATGTAAAATATACAGGTGACACTCCTACTTATACTGCTGAGGAATCTGCTTATAAGTACAATCTGTTTAAAGGATGGGATAAGTCAGGATTTGTCGATGGAAATAAAACGATCAATGCAGTATATGAAACCTGCGAATACGTAGATGGATACTTTGATGGTAAGGATCTGGCCAATATGACACAGGTTGAGCTTTATACTCTTATGAAAATGGGACTTGAAACAAAATCATTATCATTAAAAGATACATTAGATTTCAAACTTGGTGTTGATTATAGCTATGGCGACATTGAAGAGCATGAAGTTATTTCAGTTGCGACTAAATTTGATGGAACAAACTATATTGACACCGGATTAAAGATCATGGAAAAAGACAGAGATTTTACAATTGCTATTGACTTTGAATTTGATTCAGGAAATAGTGTAAACTCTACTCTTGCTCAGTGTTTTCAGGGTGACGGTTCAAATGGATTCAGACTTTGGTATTCTCAGGAACCTCGTTTCTCATGGAATACTGATAGTATAACTCCATCTGCTGGAACAAACCGAGAGATTATTGTATTCCGTCATGAAGCTGGAAGTCAGAAGCTTTATGTATACAATTCAAACATGACCGGAAAAGAAGTATCTTCTACTACTCTGAATGCGATCCGGATTCCAGAGCATAGTTCCACTCTCGTATTTGGATGTTCTAAAGCTGACGACGGAGCATATGAAAATTTTGCAAAAGGCACTGTACATTGGGCTAAAGTCTGGTACGCAGATCTTGGCGAAGAACAATGTATGGATATTGCTGCATGGATCCACGAAATAATCCCTATGGAAGTGGCTAAGTTTAAAGGATATTATTTATCTGATGTTGCTTCAAAGAGAGCTAACATTACATTTGTTGCTTCTAATCTACTTGGTACAGAAAAACCTTTTAGTAACAAGAGTGTAAATGCTGGAGGTTGGGCTGATTCTACATTAAATACATGGTTGAATACTCGTATGGTTAAAGCAATCTCTCCTTTATGGAAAGCGTTGATTAAACCAGTTAAAGTATATTCTTCTGTCGGAAACAAGTCTAATGACACTTCTGTGTCTAATTGTAGATTCTATGTTCCATCTCTGTATGAAATCGATCCTACTGCTACTTCTGAACCATATATTTCTGAAGCAAATGCTCCTATTGCTTATTTCACAGATGATGATACCAGAAAGAAAGCAAAACCTTCTACTCCTACAGAGTATGAATCTTATTGGACCAGATCTCCTAATGCTACAGTAACAAACTGGATGTATACGGTGAATGAAACTGGTAGTGCATATGGATTTAGCTATCCCGGTCAATCAGCAGGAATTCTGCTTATGTTTTCAATTTCATGTGAGGGGTAACCAATCCCCTCTTCTAAGGAGGATATCGCATGTATTACAAAGTAATTAAAGATGATGAAATCGTAGATGTCCTTGATCATATATTGTATATTAAATATCAAGAAAAACATAGTCTGTTGCTTCTGTGCGATATTACAGAAGCGCAGGCTATTTTATCGTCAGATGGAAAATATGGATGGCACATTGAAGGTTTATATAATTTTCCGCTAGACAACAACATCTATGAAATCAAAGAAATAACCAAATATGAATACGACAAATTAAAGAGGTGATCACAAACATGGCTTTTATTCCAACCTGGTTTACTGCATCTACAAAACAGATTGCAGAAAAAGCATTACAGCGTGGAGTCTTAAAGTATCCAGGACTTTGCTATATCAAAGACAGCAAGTGTATAGCATGGGTGACCATCGACAACACATTAGAATATGTCAAAGGTGACAAACAGATTACGGATGTAAAATACATTGGCTCAAATCTTATGTTCTTCACCGGAGATAAATTACTCTTCTCTTATGATGTCTCTATGACAGATGAGGATAGAGATCATATTATTGAAGAAGTCAAGAAAACAATCGGATTGGATAATTATGTTAAGTCCTCTGAACTCTCTACACTTCTGGATAATATTATTGGTAACCTTGAAGACAAGTCTACTGTCGTAGAATATATTAATAGCTTGTCTTATAACAAATTATCTGATGTGCCTATTACAAATCTTATAGGTACTCTTGTTGTCCCAGTAAAGATATCATCACTCGATGATGGTATTTATAAAGTAAAAGGCCAATCTATCATTGGCGGAAACAATACTACTGTTCAATCTTCTGCAGACGATGTTCTGTATCTTGTATCTCATGACGCTGATACTTCCAGCACAACAATCACAAAAATGCAAGGAAAATCTATTACATTATACTTCATTCAGCAGGATGGTGAATATACGACTGATCGTTATATCACTGAAAACTGGATCAATGAGCAGAATTTTGCAAGTGCTGATTCTGTAAAAGAATATGTTTCAAATATCATTGAAGAAACTGTTCTGGATGTTTTAGACGAACATATTGACGCTGCTTTAGAAAGAAAACTTGGTAGTATTGATTCTAAAGATTTAACAAATATATTTCAAGGAGGAAATTAATTATGGCAAAATTACAGTTCGCTACACTTTCTAATCTTCAGGAGTTCTTAAATCTGCATAACGTACAGATTGACACAAAAATCAGTGAAGCTGTTAAAAGCTCAATTAAAACAGTATCCCAGTCAGAAGACGGATACACACTTTATTTCTATACAAAAACTGCTCCCGTAACCATTGATGAAGCAGCATTTACTATTACTATTCCACAGCCAACAGGCAAAGCAGATAAGGTAAAAGGAGCTATCTCCGGACATCTTGCAGGTCTTGATGCTAATGGTAATCTTGTAGATTCTGGAAAGGCGGCTACAGATTTCGATGCAGCCGGAGCTGCTAACACAGCAAAAACAGAAGTAATGTCTTATGTTGGTACTATTCCTACTGGTGCTAAAGCTAAAGATGTAGTTTCTTATATTAAAGAAGCTGTAAAGACAGGCACATATGATGATTCTGCTCTGAAATCAAGTGTTGCAGCTAATACCGCAGCAATCAGTACTCTTAATGGAACCGGGGCTGGATCCGTAAAGAAAGCTGTTTCTGATGCAGTTGCTCAGATTGTTAACGGCGCCCCAGAAGCATATGACACACTGAAGGAAATCTCTGATTGGATTTCTTCTCATGCATCTGATGCAGCAGGAATGAATAGTCAGATTACTACCAATAAAGAGGATATCTCTAAGCTGAAAACACTTATCGGTACTCTCCCAAACACAGCAACATCTAAAGATATCGTAAGTTATATTGCTGAATATGTTTCTAAGGCTCTTGCAGATTCTGACCTTTCTCAGTATGCGAAAGCTGAAGATCTGACAGCCGCTGTAGGAAGAATTGATGCTATTGAAAAGAAATTACCTACATTAGAAGCTGCTGATAAAAAGAATGCTGGAGATATTACTGCTGTTAAAGGCAGAATGGATACTGCCGAAGGTAAGATTACTGCTCTTGAAAAAGATCTTGCCGCTGAAAAACCGAAGATTGCTAAGAACACATCTGATATCACCGCTCTTAAGGGGCTTGTTGGAGATGGATACGAAGCAATTCCAAGTGCGTCTATCAAAGGTTTATTTAGTGCGTAAAGTAAGGGGTTACTCCCCTTGCTTTAATTAAAGCGAAGGGATGTGCAGATAATGAAAGAACAATTTCTTAATTTACAAGGTCTTACTGAGCTTGTTGATTATATTAAAAAATATATAGCTGATCAGCAAGAAGTCATCCCTTATGCATCTTATACATTGTTTCCAACAATTGGTAAAACAAATGCAATTTATGTGGACACAACCACAAATGCAATCTATAGATGGGATGATAATAATATCAAATATTATGCATTGGCATTTGATCCTGAAAAGGAATTCATCATGCAATGCGGTAGCTCGAAAGGATGATGTGAATGGCTACACAGACATTGAATACTCGTATTGCCCTTAAATCGGACACAACCGCTAATTGGGCGAAATCTACGCTTGTTCTATTAAAAGGTGAACAAGCGATTGAAATTACAGAATCTGGCGCTTACAAAATTAAAATTGGTGATGGGGTTAAAACATTTGCTGAATTGCCATATGCGACTATGACACCAGAAGAAATCTCTGCACTGATTGGTGATGGTTCAGTACAGAACGTAACTCTTGCTTCCGGTACTAACAACGGTACATTAAAACTGACTGTAGATGGAACAACTACAGATAATATTGCGGTAAAAGGATTAGGAAGTGCTGCATATACAAATACTTCTGCTTATGCAACTGCCGCACAGGGTGCTCTTGCTACAAACGCAGTCCGTAAAGTAGTTTCTGGCACTGCGAACGGTACAATCTCTGTAACAACAGGAACTGGAGCAGCAACAGATATAGCAGTAAAAGGATTGGGATCTGCTGCATATAAAGGAGCTGGAGCTTCACAGGGACAAGTTCCTGTAAATGGAGCCGCTCTTGGAACGACAGCCAATGTTCCTGTAGTAACAAATACTTCCGGACAGTTAGTTCCGCATGCCTCTGGTGCTCTTGGTTCTGCCGCATTTAAAGGTGCCGAGACATTTGCAACAGCTGCACAAGGTGCTAAAGCAGATAAATCAGTTCAGTCTGTATCTATTACTTCTGGAACTAATAACGGCACAATTAAATTAACTGTTAACGGCAATGCTACTGACAATATTGCTGTTAAAGGGCTAGGTTCTGCTGCTTACACAGCTTCAGGTGCCTATGCTACATCCGCTCAGGGTGCAAAAGCAGACGCGGCTATGCCAAAAGCCGGTGGTACATTCACAGGTACAGTAACGCTTGCAGCCGATCCAACTGATGCTTTACAGCCAACAACAAAACAGTATGTAGATGCCAAAATTTCAAGTTCTATTGCTGCTTCTGATGCAATGGTGTTTAAAGGAACACTTGGAACTAATGGTACTGCTACTGCTCTTCCTACATCTTCTGTTGTAATAGGCGATACATATAAAGTAATTACTCAGGTTTCTGTAGCTGCTGATAATTCTTATACAGGAGCTGCTGTGACAGCTAAGGTCGGTGACTTAGTAGTCGCTATGTCAAAGGATCCAAAATGGATTGTTGTACCATCTGGTGATGAAATCGTTACTACTGTTAAGTATTCCACTACAACACAGAATCTTACAACAAGTGCTAAGTCTGGAGAAATTACAGTAGGTGAAGCTGCTACAAAACAGGTAGATTCTTCTATCGCAGCTGCTTCTACTTCTACTAAGCTTCCAACTTCAAAAGCTGTTGCCGCTTTTGTTGAAGGAAAAGGTTACAAAACAACTGACCAGAAAGTAAAGAATACTCTTAATACTACTGCAAAGGCTTATGTAACTGGTACTACAAGTGCAGCAACTGGTATTGGAGAACAGGTATTTGATACAGGTGTATATCTTGATACAACTGCTGGAAAACTTGTTGCTACTACTTTTGCAGGTGCTCTTCAGGGTAACGCAACGACTGCTACTTCTGCGGCTGCTTGTACAGGTAATGCTGCTTCTGCAACAAAACTTGCAGCATCAAGAAATTTCTCTCTTACTGGAGGTGCCGTTGCTGATGCTGTAGCATTTAACGGTGGAGGAAATGTTGCTCTTAGTGTTAAAAGTTTAAATACTGATTATTTAACTAATGGAGCCAATACTCTTATTTTAAATTGTGGGACATCTGTTTAAATGAAAGTGGCCTCTTTTATGAGGCTGCTTTACTAAATATGAAAATTATAGATTATATCTATTTAAATAAAAATTAAAAAAGGGAGGTGCACAATGGGAGAACAAAATCTCAATATACGAATCAAACATAAATATGATACGGAAGCTAATTGGAATAAAAATAATCCTGTTCTTTTAAGTGGAGAAATAGCAATTACAAGTGATAAATTCGGTAAACATAAAGTGGGAGATGGTACGCATAAATGGTCAGAACTCTCTTATGTAAAAGCTGATCTTACAAAAAGCGATGTAATAAGCGCTCTTGGCTATACGCCTCCTTCAAGTGACACTTGGCGAGGTATTCAGGATAATCTAATAAGCAGCTCTACAACTGAGTCTCTATCTGCTGCACAGGGTAAAATATTAAAAGAGTTAGTTGACGGGAAAGCTCCGTCTTCACATACGCATACTAAAAGTGAAGTCGGATTAGGCAACGTTGACAATACTGCTGATGCCACAAAAAGTGTTAAATATGCTATTTCTGCAGGTAGCGCATCATCTGCCGCTGCTCTTACTTCTAATGCTGGATCATCAACTCAGCCAGTATATTTCTCAGGTGGTAAACCAGTAGCTTGTTTATATACACTTGGTAAGTCAGTGCCTGCAGATGCATTATTTACCGATCATACTTATGGAAACATGAAGGGTGCTACTTCTTCTTCTGCCGGAAGTGCTGGTCTTGTTCCTGCACCTAATATAGGAGAACAATTAAAGTTTCTTCGTGCAGATGGTGCATGGGTAATCCCTACAAATACGACATATTCTGTAGGTACATCAAGTTACTTAGGAATAACTAAGCTTTATACTGAAACTGGGTCGGCTACAGATGGTACCATGACTCAAAATGCTATTACAACTGCTCTAAATGGGAAATCTCCTACCTCTCATACGCACAATTATGCAGGAAGTTCTAGTTCTGGTGGTGCTGCAAACTCCGCAAATAAACTAGCAACTGCTAGAACCGTATCTGGTGGAACTGACATCACGCTAAGTTTTAACTATGATGGTAGTGGTAACTCCTCTGCAAATATCGGATTTTATAGTTCGTCTGCGAGTGTAGGCGACAAAAACAATTATCCATTCCATCGATTCGCAAAACTGGATACTATTGCTGCAAGCTATTCAGATAAATCAACCACATTCTTTATCTCACAGGATTATAGTGGTGGTGGCTTCGGTATTGTACGAATTGTATTACGTACGAATAACAGCAGCTTAGCATCGACAGTTGAAGTAAAATGGCTGGTTCGTTGTGGCTTAAGTGCGGATAGCGTACAAGTCGGAATTTACAATGTTTTTGGAAAGACTTACGCAGATGCCTTCTTTAAAACAGGAGGATCGTATGCTGGAACTTGTTTCCGTACACTTGCAAGTGGTGCGCGTGGTGGTATCAGCAGAACTTGGGTGCTGGTCAATTCTTCAGAAGTAAGTGGAACCTCTGCAACAGATGCAAAAACATCTACCGAGTGTTATGCTACTATTGCAGCAGCTGGTACCGCACTTCATAAACAAGCATATAGTAGTATCGTTTCTGGTACTGATAGCGGTACTGCATCTTATGCGAATAGTGCTGGCAGTGCAAATTCTGTTGCTTGGGGTAATGTTACAGGTAAGCCATCTACATTCGCACCATCATCTCATACTCATAACTATGCAGGATCCTCTTCTGCTGGCGGTGCTGCAGATTCTGCTATTAAGTTAAATACATCAAGAAATATCACTATTGGAAACTCAACAAAATCATTTGATGGAACTACAAATCTTAGTTGGTCATTAAATGAAATTGGTATACCTACTAAAAGTGACATAGCTGCTTGTGCTGTGATGTATGGTGGAACTACTCTCTCGTCATCTGCTACTGTAACAGATTCTGCTGCTCAATATAAAGTAATTTCAAGATCTACTGGTTCAACAGGAGATATCTTTACAAAATCTGTAACTCTCCCAAAAGGATTATATAGTGTTATGATCCGAATGAAAGTTTCTACAATCTCTTCTAGTTCTAACGTTTTCAAATTAACGATTATCGATGGTTCAACAACGACAACTAAATATATTAAACCAAATATGTTTAAAGCTGAAGACAGCTATACCACTCTCGGAACTGCTGTGGAAAATACTTCTGGAACACTTAAAATAACTTTAAACGTTTATAGTGCTTTATCAAATCAGACAGTTTGCGTAGATTACTTAGCTATTGCTCCTACAATGGTTGGAGTTACATCAATTGCGTAAGGAGGTGTGGATATATGGCTGATACAATAGTAACTGCTGAAAAATTAAACGAAATAAAAACAAAGCTGAATAATGAATTAAAGAATAGAAGAACTTATACCTATCATGGAATAAATGTAAATCAGTATCAAGGTTCCGCCTGGGACTTTACTGCTGTACCAGGTCGAGAAATAACTAATGACCAATTACATAAATTAATTGATCCTATGCTACAGATAAATGATTTTATGCAAGATAATACTTTAATTGGTGACAAACCCACTACTATACCAGATTTGACTACTGTAGAAAAATTTGTAGATAATCTTACAACTAAAGGTCAGACAAGTTCTGATTCTGGATGTCGTGGATCATGTGCTGGATTATGCTATGGTGCTTGTTATTCTGGATGCACAGGATGTAGTTCTTGTAGTGGTAATTGTTATACATCATGTGGAGATGGATGTCAAGGATGCACTGGTGGTTGTAATACTTCTTGCACTTGGTGTAGTGGCTGCACCGGTGGTTGCGAAGGAGGATGTAGTACTGGATGTGAAAGTACTTGCTCTTCTGGATGCGAGAATGGATGTTCTGGATGTTTAGGATGTTCCAATTGTACTTCTAATTGCAGTGGATCTTGTGGTGGTTCTTCATGTACTGGCTGTGGTAGTGGTTGTACAGGACAATGTGGTGCGAGTTCTACTGGTGGTTCTTGTAAAAATAACTGTTCCTCTGGATGCACTGCTTCATGTGGACAATGTTCTGGATGTTCAGGTGGTTGTATGGGAAGTTGTAGTTCTTGTAGTTCTTGTTCTGGTGGATGTTCTGGAAATTGTGATGGTTGTAGCGGCTGTTCATCTGGCTGTACTGATTCTTGTGGAGGATGCACCGGATGTCTAACTGGATGCAACTCTGGCTGTTCTGGTTGTACTGATTCTTGCGACGGTTGTCAATCAGGATGCGCATCTGCCTGCCAAGGCTGTTCTGGTTCCTGTTCTGCTGGATGTTCTGGCTGTGGATCTTGTGACGCTTCGTGCTCATCAAACTGTTCTTCTACTTGCGGCGCCACATGCTCAGGAACTTGTTTTGGAGTAGCTAAGTCTTCATGATTTGGCTGCTTTTTAGATTAAATGAATAAACGGAGGAAATTTATATGAGAAATTTAAAAATTGATATTGCTGAAGATACTGTAAGTAAAATTCAAAGGATTCATTCTGAAACAGAAGCTAGAATGTTACTGTTAAATAGATTAATGGAAACGCATAAAGACGATGCAAGTTTTATTGACTCTGCTCTTTTTAAAAAATATCATGAGGAATATGTAACTATGTCCACTGCTTTCGATGAAGCAAAACATGTGTTAGAAGCTGACTATATTCCTAAATATTTACAGGACCATCAGCTTAACTGGAATCTGGATTATGCAACTTGTCAGCTTAATGTTGACATCTTATGTGATTGTGACATTCCAGAATTAAATTAAGGAGTACTATATATGGTATCACGTAATTATAGAAAAGGAATGCAGTTTACCGACACTATTGCTCACTTATATCCTGAGTTAACCGAAAGAGCAAAAGATGCTGGGTATAAAAGACCTTTAACACAGAGTTTGACGTTCCAAGTAACTGACGATTGTAATCTTGCATGTACTTATTGTTATCAGACTTGCAAAGGGAAACGTCGAATGTCATTTGAAACAGCAAAAAAAGCTGTAGATATGTTACTTACTGGAGATAAGGGAATGTCTGAATACATCAACCCTATTTCTTCTCCAGGAGTGATTATTGAGTTTATCGGTGGCGAACCATTCCTTGAAGTTGAATTGATTCAGCAAATCTATGAATATTTTCTTGATCGTGCAATAGAGCTTAATCATCCGTGGGCAACTTTACATAGAATCTCTATTTGTTCTAATGGAGTTTTATATTTTGATCCCAAAGTACAGGAATTTTTAAATAAGTATAAATACAACCTCAGTTTTTCAGTAACTGTTGATGGCAATAAAGAATTGCATGATGCATGTAGAGTGTTTCCTGACGGGAGACCAAGTTATGATCTTGCCGTGGCTGCTGCTAAAGACTGGATGGATAAAGGTGGAGTTATGGGAAGTAAGATTACTATTGCCCCAGGTAATGTTATGCATTTATATGAAGCTCTCACTCATATGGTTGAACTTGGGTATGACGATATAAATGCAAACTGTGTATATGAAAAAGGATGGACTACAACTCATGCAGTAGTTTTGTATGCAGAAATGAAACGAGTTGCTGATTATTTCTTAGACACTAACTTGAATTTCTTAGATGGTAGCTTTAGATGTTCTCTGTACGAAAATAATTTCTTCCATCCGAAGGAGTCTACTGATCTACAAAATTGGTGTGGTGGAAATGGAGTCATGTTATCTGTCGATCCTGATGGAGTTTTTTATCCTTGCATCAGATATATGGAATCTTCTCTTAATGGCGAGCAGGAACCATACTCTATTGGTAATGTAGATGATGGAATCTGTGCTCATGATTGTGAGAAATGTCGTGTAGTCGCACTGAAGAAAGTTGATCGTAGAACTCAAAGTACAGATGAATGTTTTAACTGTCATATCGCTGAAGGATGTAGTTGGTGTACAGCTTATAACTATCAAGTATTTGGAACCCCAGATGCAAGAGCAACATTCATTTGTGTTATGCATAAAGCTCGTGCTCTCGGTAATATCTACTTCTGGAATAAATATTACAGAAAACATAATATGTCCACAAGAATGAAAATGCATATTCCTGATGAATGGGCTTTGGAAATCATAAGCCAGTCTGAACTGGATATGCTAAAAGAACTATCAAAGGAGGATGCTTAAATGAAGCTTATTTTAAAAGACAAACAGGAAATTGAAATTTCCAATACAAATATTAACTATAACACTAATTTAAGTGAAGATGAGCGTAGAAGTATTACTTTTGTTTTAGATGAGCCAACTCTTACTACAGAAAATCTCATTAAAATGCTCACAAGAGAAAATCTTGAACATGTAGAAATTAATTCTGCTGCAAAAACAATTGAGAAAGAACATTTAAAACTTATTACTGTATCTGAAAATCTCACAGATGATCACTATAGAATCGAAATAAGACTTTCAACTAATTAATCGAGAGGGCTAATTACCCTCTCTTTTTTATGTCATGTTTTAACATTTCTTTTAAGGACTTATGTCATTATCTTTAATTCAATTCAAAAGGAGGCTTGATATTATGGCAGAAATTAAAGGAATCGATGTTTCCAGATGGAATGGAAAAATCGACTGGAAAACTGTTGCTAGTTATGGAATGGGCTTCGCTATTCTAAGAATCACTGAAAAAGGAAATATTGTTGATAGCACATTCGAACCTAATTATAAAGGCTGTATTGAGAATAAGATTCCTGTTGGAGTCTATAAATACAGCTATGCTACTACTATTGCTCAGATTGAAGATGAAGCGAATGTAGTTATTAAAACATTGAATAAAAGAAAACTGGATTATCCAGTGTTTCTTGATATAGAGGATAAATGTCAGGAGAATTTATCTGACAGTTTAATGATGAAAATGATTGAAGCATTTAGAGCTATTATTGTCAAAGCTGGATATAAATTTGGTATTTACTGTGGTTATTCTTGGTATCAGAACCAGTTACCAGAAAGTGCTAAAAAGTACGATTGCTGGGTCGCTCGATATCCTAATAATGATACCGGTGAATTACAGGAAAGATTAAGAGTTCCTGCTTCTACTGGTGTTATTGGATGGCAATACTCTAGTAAGGCAACCATTCCTGGTATTCCAACAAAAACCGATCGAAGTGTATTCTATAAAGACTATTCTAAATCTTCTACTACTTCTACAAACTCTCCCAAACCAACAACTACACAAGGAAGTGATACTATGAACAAAGAAAAGGCTATTGATGCTCTTATTGCTTGCGCTGAAAATGAGGTTGGATATTTAGAGAAGAAATCTAATTCTCAGCTTGATGATAAAACTGCAAATGCAGGTTACAATAACTACACTAAATACTGGAGAGACGTATATCCTCAGTATCAGGCACAGGCTTGGTGTGCTGCATTTGTGAGCTGGTGTATGATGAAAACATTCGGCTTAGAGACAGCTAAAAAGCTTCTTAAACATTGGCCTTATGTATACTGTCCTGCTCTTGGAAATCTCTTCACAAAGTATGCAAATCCACAGCGAGGAGACATTGTAATCTTCTATCGTAATGGCACATTCGCTCATACTGGATTAGTGACAAAAGTCGAAGGAGATAAATTCTATACTATTGAAGGTAACACTGCAGGAGGCTCTTCTATTGTTCCAAATGGTGGTGGAGTTTATGCTAAGAGTTATTATAATTCAAATCTCCCTGGAACAAAGTTTTGTCGCCCAGACTATTCTATTGTCACATCCATCTTAACTTCTAACACCTCTTCTACATCATCTCCTGCACCTGTACAGCCATCTTATACTGCATGGGTAGGTTCTTGTACAGCTAATGGAACAGATGTATTCTCAGGCGCTACAGGAGCTTCTAAGTTAAGTACATATCCTAAACTTAATGCAGGTAATCTTGTGGATATCATCGGTGAATCTGGTACAAGATATCAGGTTCGTATCGCTGCAAAATATATAGGGTATGTAGAAAAATCTAACATTAAAAATCCTAATACTCCTGCTGCAACAACTACAAAAAAATATCCATTTGTAGGAAAAGTAACTGCAAGTAAATTGAATGTTCGCAAAAAACCCGGTACTGAACATCCGTTACTTCCAGAGTATCCGATGTTAAATAAAGACAATCTTATTAATGTCCTCGGAGTTACAAAAGATACTAAAGGTGACAGATGGTACAAAGTATCAATCACTAAAAAAGAATATGTTGGCTATGTATCAGCCAAATATATCATTAAGGCATAAGGAGGTACGTCATGGGTATTGAACAGATACAGAAAATCCATGAGTTTGGTGAGATCAATGTGATCATATCTTTACTTCTTTGTGCAATGCTTGTTATAGCTTTAAAAGCTGGATGGGAGAAACTTCTTGATGTTCTTGGTCTCGAAACAAAAGCATCTCTACAGAAGAAAGCTTTAGAGAAGAAGTTGTCTGATATGGAACAGAAAATTGCTGATTTTGAGCAGTCTCAACATAATTATCATGACCAGTCCATTAATATCAGAGATGATCTGAGAACAAATCAAAATACTCTGAGCACACAGCTTACTGATCTTACAACTTTGATGCAGAACTTTATAACTAATCAAGATGAGTGTACTGTAGCATCATTTAGAAGTTCTCTCTGGAGAATGCATAGAGACTTTATGGCACAAGGATACATCACACCGGATGGATTAAAGACATTCCTAGAGATGGGAAAGCTTTATGAAAAGGCCGGTGGAAATGATATTTATCATGAGAAATTACTTCCGGATATTGAATCTCTGGAAGTCAAATATACAAAAGACAGTGTACTATAATTTATGGGTAGTCAAGCATTATACTTGGCTACCCATTTTTTTACTTTGATTCTTTGCTTAAATAACAGCTCATTCCATAAACAGTAACTTCTTTCAATTTTCCATCCTTAAAAATCACTTCATCTGGATATTCTTTCTTACAGTATATTGCAGCAGCCGTAGCTATGCCATCAAGATATCCTGCCAGTTCAAACGGTTCTATAATTTCAGCTATATCTTTTTTGATTTTGTCTATCTGTTTCATATATGTCTCCTATTGTTCAAGGTTTATATATGTGTTATTATACTCTCTCAGAGAGGTAAATACAAATGAAAAGATACGAATATAAACCAGGCTTCTGCAAACTGCTCCACTACAATGGATTGTGGCGTGTAGAGTATGAAGGGATACCTGGGCACTTTAAAAAGGTAAAAATGGCTTGTGCCTGCATGAAAGATGAATGTGATCAGGATTGTGAAGTATTCGAAACTGTAGCTGATGTGAAAAATCCAAACATGGAATGGCACATGCGAGATGAAAAAAGGAGATATGATCGGATGATCTATCTCTATCTCCTTTTTTCATTGGATTGAATGCCAAGACTTAGTTTATTGTTTGCGTAATATGTCATAAGTTTATGTAATACAAACTCTGGTAATAACTTTTGTTTTTGGCACTTCTTCAAAAAGCTATTTGGCAACTCAAGGTTAATGTGATTGTTTAATTCTGGTTCTTTATATGGCTTTTTATTAATACACTCTGATAGTAAACCTTCTTCTTTTAATAACTGCAAGAAATCTCTTCCTTGTGAAGTTATTCTATACCTCTTTGAGCTTCTCTCAATAAAGCTCAATCCAAGCAAATACTGAGTGCGACATGATAAGTCGCTGCTCGACTTGAACAACATATTGTATTTCTGGTTTGCCGCCTGTTTTAGTGCTGATCCAGTTAGCACCTCTGTTTCTAATTCTTGCAAAATTTCTCCAAAATAAAGTGTACTGTTTTGTATTTGTCTGCCCAATGAAATTTCAGAATGTGTCTTTAACAGGTCAGCACCTGCATCTGTGAGTGCATAAGTTTTGAAATCTACCTCATACAATAACTTCCACTTACATAACGTGGCGAAAGTCATTCTGACAGTGTTTGAAGACCTTATATCATAATTCGATTCTAAAAAAGCTGAAAAGTTGGAGAAAGCTTTTTCCCCGTCTTTGAAAAATTCTAACATCGTCAAAGTGCTTGACATTAAATTGCTTTTATCTGGGATATAGCCAGTACCGCTTCCTCTACTCATTCGCTTCTCCTTTTCCCAATGTTGCCATTAAGAGATTTGTAGCAAAGCCTTCTATTGCATCGATGTAATCTATATCTTCATCTTCCCATTCGCAATTAGGATATCTTTCTCGGAATCTATCAACTATATTCAGCACAGTTTTATATGCCGCTTGATCAGCGCCATATTTGTCGTTAGCTTTGGACCATGGATAAATTTTACCATTTTGTAAAAGCGTATCGTATATAAATGTGACTTCTATGATATCTGTTCTTCTAACAGACTCTTCCAATAATTGCAGAACATATTCCGGTGGAGTTCGAACTTCGGATTCCCACGATTCAAGCGTCCGGAGCGGAATGTTATAGCGCCTGGAGAACTCCGCTCTGGAGACTCCTATGTAATTTCTCATTTCTGTAATAGTCAAATTATTCACCTCTTTCAGGAAAAGGTTACCACACAATGCGTGGTAATGTCAATAAAAAAAATAGACAGTTGAGCATTCTTCTGTCTATTTTTTTTATTTTTTTTGCTGAAAACTAAAAAAATGTGTATGTATGACAACCAAAAAGTTATCATACATATATGTTATTCTGTTATATTTTATTTATCAAGCATATTCCGAACGTCTTCTACAGAAAGTCCTTTTTCTCGAAGTAATTTGGCAAGATCTTTCATAGACTGTTCTTCTTTTACGGCTGCTTCTTTCTTCTCTGCTGCAACAAGATCTTTAGAAAGATTCTTTTTCTGCAATTTAAGAGTCTTAAGCTCGTCAGTAAGCTTAGTAATTTGTTCTTCTGTTGATGCAATCTGCGCTTTAACTTCTTCAGTTGTTAATTCCACTACTCGTCTTTTACCTCTCAT